TGGCGAAAGAGGAATATAAGTATTGGGATCCGGATATGGTGATTATTGAGGCGAAGGCTAGTGGTACACCGCTCACGGACGAATTACGAACGATGGGAATTCCTGTAATTAATTATACGCCTAGTAAGGGACGGGATAAACACACAAGGATGCATATGGTAGCTCCTATTTTTGAGAGTGGCATGGTGTGGGCACCGGATAAAAAATTTTCAGAAGATGTCATTGAGGAGTGTGTAGCGTTTCCAAATGGTGACAACGACGATTATTGTGATAGTATGTCCATGGCACTTATAAGATATCGTAAGGGAGGATTTATAAAACTTGACAGCGACCCCGAAGATGAGGAACCTATGTACCGAATACAAGCTCGTCAATTTTATTAGGGAGAAAAATAATGGAATGGATTAAAGGCAGAATGAAAGAACCTTCAACTTACGCTGGCGTAGGAGTGGGTGTCATAGGCATTGGCATTGTAGTCGATGAGCCTATATGTATTTTTGTAGGTATTGCTGCGGCGGTACTATCTTTCATATTGAAGGAGAAAGGAATACTCTAATATGGCATTGCCATTAATAGGAGGATTGTTAAGTTCGGTTGGCGATATTGCTGGTACTTGGGTCAAGGGCAAGATGGAAGAGAAGAAAGCCCAAACTGAGATCAAGGTAGCAAAAGCCAAAGCCGAGGCTACAGTTTATGAGAAGCAGGCCACTGGTGAACTGGACATGGAGAAATCTCTCACGGAACAAATGGGAGGTTCATGGAAAGATGAAGCGTGGACTATCTTTTTTATTGCAGTGTTGGCGGGATGTTTTTTACCGTGGACACAAGATGCGGTTAAAGAGGGATTCGTTTTTTTAGATGAAAGTACACCAGATTGGTTTGCTAACTGTATATATATTAGTATTAGTGCTTCTTTTGGCTATCGTGTTGGAAAAGCCGGTATGGGAATGATAGGAACAATGAAGAATGGGAATAAAGTTCCGACAGCAGCAAAAAAAGTTTCTAAAAAGGTTACAAAGGAAGAATAAACTATGGCAGTACCAGTAATAGCAGGAGTAGCGGCACTAACAAAAGTAGCAGCAAAACCAACAATAAAATTAGCTAAAAAATTAGCTAAAAAATATGACAAGTCTAGTTCTGTGACAAAGGCTGCATCTCTAAGTGGAGGCACAGGTGCTGTACTACTTAATCCTCTAGCTAAAAAAAAGAAAGATAATAAGAAAAAGAAACCTAGAGGCGTAAGTTCAAAAGGATATGGCAAGACTAATAAAGATGGTAATTCAGGATTTAAAGGACATTTTTAACAAGGAAGAATAAACTATGGCGCAGGAAAACGGACGACTACCACCATCACAGATAGACTCAGCGATGCCTGGAGCTGGCGTGCCTTTAGGAGAAGAAGGCGAAGAAATAGAAATTGAGCAAGAAGAGATTGAGACACCAGACTTTGACGAAAGTATGGTCGAAGTACAAGAAGACGGTTCCGTCAATATAAATTTTGAAGAAGCAGCAGCTGCAGAGTTAGAACAGGAATTTGATTTTAATTTAGCAGAAACAATGGATGAAAACACTTTGATGGAGATTTCCACAGAGCTGTTAGGTTTATACGAAGAAGATAAAGAAAGTCGTCAAGACTGGGAAAATTCTTACGCTGAGGGACTCAAGTTATTAGGATTAAAATACGAAGAGCGTGATGAACCTTTCCGTGGATCTAGTGGTGTTACCCATCCGGTGATAGCGGAAGCGGTTACACAATTCCAGGCGCAAGCGTATAAAGAATTATTACCGGCTACAGGGCCTGTAAGAGGACAAATTATAGGAGCGACAAGCACTCAAGTAGAATCGCAAGCGCAACGTGTACAAGATTTTATGAATTATCAAATTATGAACGTTATGGAAGAGTACGATCCTGAGTTAGATCGACTGTTATTCTATTTACCATTGGCAGGAAGTGCCTTCAAGAAGGTATATTTTGATGACACTTTAGATAGAGCGGTATCCCGTTTTATACCCGCCGATGATTTAGTGGTTCCATACAACGCCACCGATTTATTTTCTGCAGCAAGAGTAACGCATGTTGTACGTATGTTAGAAAACGAAGTGAAAAAATTACAAGCGGGAGGATTTTATAGAGACATACCGCTAAAACCTTATGAAGAAGATGATGAGTTAAGAGACAAAGAAAGAGAATTATCAGGAATATCAAAAACATCCGTGGACAGTGATTGTACATTATTGGAATTTCATACCAATTTAGATTTAGAAGGTTATGAGCATGTAGATCCATTTGCTAATGAACCTACCGGTATTAAACTTCCGTACATTATTACTATAGATTTGGAAAGTGGAAAAATCTTATCTATCCGTCGCAATTGGAAAGAGGGCGACGAGTTGTATAGAAAGCAACAATATTTTTCACACTACAAATTTTTACCGGGATTAGGTTTTTATGGTTTAGGATTATTACATATGATAGGTGGTCTTGGACGATCAGCCACCTCCATTCTTCGTCAGCTCATTGATGCCGGTACATTAGCCAATCTTCCTGCTGGTTTTAAAGCAAGAGGGATCCGAATTCGTGAGCCTGACGAGCCCCTGTCTCCTGGCGAATTCCGTGATATCGATGTTCCAGGCGGAGCATTAAAGGACAGCATTCTTCCTCTTCCTTATAAAGAACCTAGCCAGACATTGATGCAACTCTTAGGATTTGTGGTTGATGCCGGGAGACGATTTGCAGCGATTACCGATATGCAGGTAGGCGATGGTAATCAAGAAGCAGCGGTAGGAACGACGGTTGCTTTATTAGAAAAGGGCTCTAAAGTAATGTCGGCTATTCATAAACGTTTGCATTATGCACAGAAGCAAGAGTTTAGAATGTTAGCAAAAGTGTTTGCCGAATCATTACCACCGGTTTATCCGTATAATATTTATGGAGCGGAAGCGTCTATTAAACAAATGGATTTTGACGATCGTGTCGATGTGGTACCGGTATCCGATCCCAATATTTTTTCTGTGTCACAACGTATGGCGTTAGCACAAACACAATTGCAACTTGCTCAGTCTAACCCACAAATGCATAATATGTACGAGGCGTATAAAAGAATGTACGAAGCGGTAGGCGTACAAGATATTCAAGCAATATTACCACCACCACAAGCACCCGAACCTATTGACCCTGCTATAGAAAATGCGCGTGCTTTAATACAAGAAAATTTACAAGCTTTTGAAGAGCAAGATCAGGATGCACATATTGCAACACACGTTGCCTTTATGAAATCTCCAGTTGTTGCTTCTACTCCACCAATCTTTGCGTTATTATTAGCGCACGTTTGTGAGCACATAGCTTTAAAAGCCAGAGGAGTTGCCATGATGGAAGCGATGGATGCGGCACGTCAAGCCGAAGCACAAGGATTACCAGCTCCTGCTTTTGATGGCGAATCAAGAGTGGCTGTTCTTATTTCACAATACACTGCAGAAATACTACAATTGTTTGCTCCTCCACCAGAAGGAGAAGTTGATCCATTGGTAGCGTTACGTGAGAAAGAATTAGAAATTAAAGCAGCGGACATTCAACGTAAAGCATTAGAGTTTGACGCACGATTAGAATTCGAACAGAATCGTGAAGAAGGTCGTCAAGAATTAACAGCGGAAAGAATTAATTCTAGTGAAGATATAGCGCAGTTACGTGCAACGGTTGCTCGAGAAAAGATGCGTAAGGATTACAAGGTAGGAAACTAAGCAAAGGAAAAACAATGGAACTAAAAGATAAAGCTAAAAGATATTTTCAAGCATTAGGAATAAACCCAAATATAAAAGGAACTTTACATAAAGATACTTTTTTAGATGAAGCTCCTATTCCTGTAAAAGGATTAATTGATGGATCATGCACAATAAACATAGAGTGTTTTTTATTTTATACTTATATAGAAGTAGTTATGAATGACTCAGGATATACTTTTGAAGGATATTCTGGAGGCATTGGATTTCCAGGAGAACTTATTACGGAAGGAATTATTTATTATAATGATTTAGACACTTTATTAAGAGCTACAACTTTTGGTTTAGTTTTTATATCAGCAGAAGGTGGCGTAGCTCAAGTTACTTGGGGAACAAGTGGTAATGCAACAGGTTTAGCAGATGGTGACAGTATTGGAGCTTTTGCAGGTAGTGGTAATTGGAGAAAATCTTAATGGCAATATACCAAGGAAAAACAGTTACACTTAACAAACCTATGAAGGGTGACGTGAAAAAATTTAAAGTCTTTGTAAAGTGTGACGGGAAAGTTAAGAAAATTAACTTTGGTGATAAAAATATGACAATTAAGTCACACATCAAAGCCAACAAAAAAAGT